TTGGACATGGGATATTTTAGGTGAAAAACAAGATGAAGAAAACTTCAAAACAGATAGCGCATGAAGCCCATCAAGAGCACATTAACTCTCTTGATCCTTATTTCAAAAAACGACTTCAAGGGTTGACTGTTAAAGAGATAAATGACCGAGCTGATAGAATCCGTCGCTCACAACAAGAAAGAGAAGGGCAACTTTCAACCCAGTCGTTCTTAGGAGTTCTCGATGATGTCGTTTGCGAAAATGGGTTTTGGTATGGACCAAAATGTAGGAAATGTGGTTGTGCTCCGAGGAGCATTGGAGAAGTGTCGCTTGCCTTATACTCAACTGGACGCTGGCTTTGTGACTTTTGTTACTCAGAAAATCCTGAAGATATCAAAAATAAATTGGGTCTGTCCTCCCTGATAACTGTATGGGCAAAGGAAAAAAAGATTAAAAAAGACTAAATTAGGCTTTACTCCGATTAAGTCTTCCCTTATACTTCTTCATAGTTAAACGGTAAGCGTTTAACAGTAAGCCAGAAAGGAGAAAGAACCATGGCTAAAAAAGAAAGCGTGAATTCAACATTTCAAGTTAATGAGGATTTCTTGTCTGCGACAGAAAGTCAACAAGATAAGGCAGTTCGCTCATTCATTGCGGCTAACCCAGCCGCCCATATTAAACCTAGTGAGGTTGGGCAATCAGCTCCTTTCCTTCGACGCCAGTCAGGTAAACGGTTTGATATATCAGAGCGTATAAACCAAGGAGGACTCGCAAAAGAAATATTGAGCTTTGCTCGATCTAACGGTGGCGGTGAGCGGGATATTTCGGCTCACCTCTGCGGTGGGTTTTCACGAACTTCAAAGTTCTATGGCTCAGCGATTATTGAGTTGGTGGTAACTGGATAACGCTCCCGCGTCCAGAAGTAGGTTACTGCCCACCCCACCCTATGGTTTTGTTTACTCGGCCATAGGGTGGGGCTTTTTATTGGCGATTCTTATATATAGGACTCGAGAAGAAGGAGGCTCGAAAAAATTTTTTAGGAGATTTTACCAATATGCCAATATCTTCGCAGCTAAGTCTTTGAATAAAGGAGCTTTATTAGGTATTGGTACTCAATATTGGTACTTATTGGCAGTTCAGTACCAATATGTGCTCAGCTTGTCGTGAGCGATATATTTTTCTTTCTTTCTTAGATCTCGAGGTATACTATAGTAAACGATGCCTAGACGTAAAACTGATACAATCAACCCAGTCATACTGAAACCACTCAGTGCTCGCCAAAGAAAGTTCGCTGAAGAAATGGTTCTCGGTCGGTGTTCTCAAACTGAAGCGGCTCGAAGAGCTGGATACGCCAGCAGTTCAGCGGCAGTCAGAGCGTGTGAACTTCTTAACGTGGCGAAGTTTCCCAATATCGCAAACTATATGAATGACCTACGCAACGAACTGACTAAAAAGTACGAGGTGAGTTTTGAGGGTCACCTCCGCGACCTTGGTGAGCTTCGTGATGGAGCTGCTGCGAATAACCAGTTTAGTGCGGCAATCAATGCTGAGGTTCATCGCGGTAAAGTTGGTGGCCTTTATGTAGACCGAAAGGAAGTACTCCACGCTCATATAAATGCTATGAGTAAAGAAGACTTGATTCGTCGGCTCGAAGAGCTTGATAAAGAAACCGATGGGACTATCAGAAAAGTAGTTGATGCAGAGTACACTGATGTCAGCCAAGCCTGAATCTAAACTTTGGAAGGCGTTACGGGATGGCATTACTGACATACATTGGGTTCGGATTGAGTCCTGGTCATCTCCTGGAGTACCTGATGTAAATGGATGCGCTGAGTTTGGGGAGTTTTGGATAGAACTCAAGGTAATAAAAAATAACAGGGTCTTGCTGTCACCTCATCAAGTAGCGTGGCATTTAGTGAGGTCTCGTAATTGTGGGCACTCTTTCATCTTAGCAAGGGAGGCAGGGAGGACTCCTTTGATTTTGTTTTCTGGTTCAAAGGCAAAAGACCTTGCTGATAAAAAAATACCAGAGATCGCCCAGATCGCAACCATCCCCCACCCATATGATTGGTCCAAGCTCAGAGGTTCATTAGAGAAGGCTTGTCGTTCGTCGCCCTAGGTTCTTGTCGCTTCTTGTCGCTTTGATCTATTAGATCTAACCTAACCTAACCTACCCTAACCAAACCATAATCAAGATCGTCTAGATCATGTAAAAAATAAAAAAAGCACTGACTAAATAGCGGTAGTCTTATTTTAAGTGGGTTTTACTATAGTAAGGGTAAATTAACTAAGTATGAGGGTAAATAACATGCATAGAAATAAATTTAATCGTTTACTGTATTTAATCATTTGTCTACTTGGAGCAGCTGGAGTATCTTATACACTGTTCTATTATATTCTAGAGAGTGTCCCTTTACTTGTAATGGTATTGTATTCTATTTCAGGGATTGCTTTCTTCGCTGGAGCATACGCTATTTATAAAGATTAAATTACCCTAGGAGACTTCTTGTCTCCCAACTGAAGCGATGGTTTTTTGGAGCTGTCGCTTCTTTTTTTTCCTTGTCGCTTCTTGTCGCTTTGATTTAAAAGATCTTCTAGATCATGGTAATACACACACACATTAATTTAAAAGATCTTCTAGATCATGATTAATATACCAAGCCCCCAAGGTGTTGCATATATGCAACAAGTAATAAAAAAATACATATAATTAAAAAAAGGGGTTGACGTAGCTTACCCTAGCCCCTATTATACCACTATACCAATTACGGTATACATAACCAATAAGGAGTAAACCAAATGGGTAAACCAACCAAACAAGTAATTTTCGTAGCCCCAGAGGGGTTTAATGAAATGCTACCCAGCCAACAAGCCAATACTGTAGCGGTATGGCTAGCGGCCAACCCTAATGCAACAATAACCCCCACTGGTATAGCCGAGGGTGGGCTACCACCTTATCTACGTAGGGATACTGGCAAACGTGCCGACATTAATAGGTTACTAGCTAGCCGCATAAAGGTAGCCGAGTTTATACCTCAGGCTCGTAAACTAGGGGGCGGGTATACTGACTTAGTTGCGGCTCTGGTAGGGGGCTACAGCCGCAGTTCTGCGGGCTACGGCAAGGGGGTTATTGAGCTAGTAGCCTAGCTATAGGGGTCTCAAGGGGCTAGCAAAATATCTAGCCCCTTAACCCTAACCTACCCTCCCAAAAATAGCGTCCCGCGCCCACCCGCCCTCCCCCAAGTAACACCGCTCCAGTTTCATTATCCGTGCGCCATTTGACATTACAAACCACACATGGATAATTTTTCTCTTTACTTTTCTTTTTTGAGCAATATTATTCCTGCCCATGGCCAATGCTTCATTACGTCAGCGACTAGAAAGTTTAAGCAAGGACACTTTAGAGGAGTATCTTGCAGTATATGGCCGTTTAAAAGAAATAGAAAATAGTGAAGCCAGCCAAAAAAATTTTTTAAAATTTATAAATGCAGTTTGGCCTGATTTTATAGAAGGGTCGCACCATAGAGTTTTTGCACAAAAATTACAAGACGTCGCAGAAGGCCGAGTTAAACGCTTAATAGTGAATATGCCACCGAGACATACAAAGTCCGAGTTTGCGAGTTATCATTTTCCTGCATGGTTAGTGGGCAGAAATCCTAAACTAAAGATAATTCAGACTACGCATACAGGTGAACTGGCTATGAATTTTGGTCGAAAAATGAGAAACCTCATCGACTCCCAAGAATATAAAAAAATTTTTCCAAAAGCCGCATTAGCTGCTGATTCTAAGTCAGCTGGTCGATGGACAACTACACAAGGCGGTGAATATTTCGCGGCTGGCGTAGGCGGTGCTATAACTGGACGTGGCGCAGATCTTTTGATTATTGACGACCCCCACTCAGAACAAGATGCGCTTAGTGATGCGGCAATGGAAAACGCATACGAATGGTATACTTCTGGTCCAAGACAACGGTTACAACCAGGAGGGAGTATCGTTATAGTAATGACACGTTGGAGTGAACGAGACTTAACCGCAAAGGTTTTGAAACAACAAGCTCACGACCCTAAAGCTGATAAATGGGAGGTTATAGAGTTCCCAGCAATACTTGAGTTAAGTGGAAAAGAAAAACCATTATGGCCTGAGTTCTGGAAACTTGAAGAACTAGAAGGTATAAAAGCCTCATTAAGCGCACAAAAATGGAGTGCACAGTGGCTTCAACAACCAACCTCAGACTCAGTGAGTATTATTAAACGCGACTGGTGGCAACCATGGGAAAAAGAAAGTGTTCCTGGATTAGAGTATATTATTCAAAGTTATGATACAGCATTTTTGAAAAAAGAGTTTAGTGACTACTCAGCGATTACAACTTGGGGTGTTTTTCGCCCTGAAGAAGACTCAGGTCCAAATTTAATTTTACTGGATAGTCAAAAAGGGCGTTATGAGTTCCCTGAGTTAAAACGCGAAGCTCTTAAAAGCTATCATTATTGGGATCCTGATGTTGTGATTATTGAAGCGAAGGCTTCTGGAACACCCTTAACTCAAGAACTTCGGGCGATGGGTATACCAGTAATGAATTTTAGTCCTGGAAAAGGTCAGGATAAATATGCAAGAGTCAATGCCGTAGCACCCTTATTTGAGAGTGGTATGGTTTGGGCACCAGAAAAAAGTTTCGCTGAAGAAATTATTGAAGAATGTGCACAATTCCCTAATGGCGAGCATGATGATCTTGTAGATTCTATGACTCAAGCACTGTTACGTTTTCGACAAGGCGGTTTTATAGGTCATCCAGAAGATTACGAAGAGGAAGAATCGGAGTATCGTCGACGTTATGAATATTATTAGCTTTTCAAAATAAATTTTTTAGATTAGGGTAGCAAAATGCCATCTAGTAAGTACACACCGAAACAAAAGAAATTGGCCGCTGTAGCGTTTCCAAGAAATAAAATCACTGGGGCTGATTTAAAGGCGTTAGGGAAAAAGAAGAAGAAGGAATCTAAGAAAATTAGTAAGAAAACCACTAAGAAAAAACGGAAATCATAATGGCTAGACCAGGACTTTATGCAAATATACATGCAAAAAGAAAAAGAATCAAAGCAGGTTCAGGTGAAAAAATGAGGGGAAAAGGTACAAAGGGTGCACCCACTAAGAAAAATTTTCGACAAGCAAAAAGAACGGCTAGAAAATGAATTTAGAAAACCAAGCAGTGTATAAAGATTTACGTTCTTGGTCAAAGCAAGTTCTTGAAGTTCCGAACCCACATCTCTCTGGTTTACCTGCTTGTCCATATGCAAAAAAATCATGGTCTGAAAATCGAGTTTGTGTGATAGAAGGAACTGGATTATTAGACTTAAAAAAAGCCATAGAAAGTTATAAAGCAAAAACAAAAACAACTGATATATTGATATGGGTCAGTTTTACTTTAGGTCGTCAAGACTTATGGGAACGCTGGATAACTTTGTGGAATAGAAAAAATTCAAAAGATGATCTATACTTAATGCTGTTTCACCCAGATTATCCTGTGTCTGAAGATGATGAAGAGTTTCTAGCTGATAATGATTGGGTATCTTCTCAAGATGCATACCTTATGATTTTTATTCAGTCTTTATCAAAATTAAATGAAGCAAGTCTAGCTTTAGATAAAATTGGATACTATAGTCATCTTTCTGAGCATTTATATGAAACTTTAGTTCTTGAAAGAAGGAGAGTCCCTTATGGCAATGGGTAACAAAAGAATGACAATGGGCAAGAAGAAAAAGATTGCAGGAATGAAACGTGGCGGTATGAAGAATGGCATGAAAAAAACTGCAGCAGCAAAAAAGACTGTTAAGAAAAGACGCACAAAAAGAGCGTAAATAATGGCTGATGAACCCTTGGTGCCTCCACTTGATATGGAGCGTCCGATAAGAACGGACGTTATTCTAAAAGATGATGAGGTTTTTATTGATGCTCCCTCAAATAATGAGGGAGTGTCTCAAGACATAGATATTGAAATAGAACCTGAAACAGATGAGGAAGGTAATGTTATAGTTGCTTTTGGCACTATGGAGACCACCCCATTGTCTGATGAATTTTATCGAAATCTTGCAGATGAGATGGACGAGCGTGAACTTGACAGTTTAAGTTCCGAGATTATGTCTATGTATAAGGAAGACCGTGAAAGTCGGGGTGATTGGGAAAGAACATATACTGAAGGATTAAGTCTCTTAGGTATGCAAACAGAAGATCGATCACAACCTTTTCAGGGAGCATCGGGGGTTTATCATCCATTACTAAGTGAAGCTGTGGCACAATTTCAGGCTTCAGCTTATAAGGAGTTATTGCCAGCAGGAGGTCCAGTGAATACTCGGATTGTTGGTAAAATTACTCCAGAACGCGAGTCACAAGCAACTCGCGTAAAAGATTTTATGAATTACCAGATAACTGAGGTTATGCAAGAGTATGACCCAGAGCTGGATTTGATGCTTTTCTACCTACCCCTTTCAGGTTCCTCTTTTAAAAAAATTTATTATGATGAGGGGCTAGGCAGAGCGGTCAGTAAATTCATAACGGCTGAAGATTTAGTTGTGCCTTATGAAACTACTGACCTGCAATCAGCGGCTAGAATCACACACATGATTCGTCAGAATGTAAATGATGTTCGAAAACTTCAGGCTTCTGGTTTTTATCGTGATGTGGAGATTATGGCAAGCGACGAACCCCCAAGTCAAGTCACTGAAAAAGTAGACGAACTTGAGGGACTCAGTCCTACGAGTTATGGTTCATCCGACACTATGACAATATTAGAATGTCACATTGACCTTGATCTTCCAGGTTTTGAAGACATGCGTGAGGATGGCGAACCTACTGGAATAAAACTCCCATACATTGTGACCGTTGGTGAAGATTGTTCAAAAGTACTTTCTATTCGTAGAAACTGGAATGAAGATGATACTAATCAAAATAAAAAACAATATTTTGTTCATTATAAGTTTCTTCCTGGACTTGGGTTTTATGGTTTTGGGTTAATACATATGATTGGTGGTCTAACTAAATCGGCCACCAGTATTATGCGCCAGTTGATAGATGCTGGGACTTTGTCTAATTTACCAGCTGGTTTTAAAGCTCGGGGATTACGAATCAGAAATGATGACGAACCGTTACAACCAGGAGAGTGGCGGGATGTTGATGCTCCAGGAGGTGCACTCCGTGATTCTCTTTCACCCCTACCTTATAAAGAACCATCTGGAACACTCTTAAATTTGCTTGGGTTATTAATTGATTCTGGTCGAAGGTTTGCTGCCATTACTGAAATGCAAACAGGAGACATGACCGAAGCGATGCCTGTTGGAACAACCGTTGCCTTACTTGAAAAAGGCATGGCAGTCATGTCAGCAATACACAAACGATTACACTATTCTCAAAAAATAGAGTTTCGTTTACTTGCTGAAACTTTTAGTGAGTATTTACCTGAAGAGTATCCGTTTGAGATAGCAGGAGGAGAAAGGATTATCAAAGTAAATGACTTTGGTGATCAAATAGATGTTTTACCCCATAGTGACCCAAATGTGTTTAGTATGGCACAAAGAGTTATGATGGCACAAACTCAATTACAACTAGCAACTTCCGCACCTCAGATACATAATTTAAGAGAAGCATATTTTCGTATGTATCAAGCTCTTGGTGTTCAGGATATTAAAGATATTTTACCTGAAACTGACCCCACTAATTCAAAAGATCCAGCAACTGAAAACGCAGATGCTTTAGTTGGTTCACCTTTAAAAGCATTTATGCATCAGGATCATGAAGCGCATATTGCAACACATATGGCTTTTATGCAGAACCCTATATTTCAGAACAATCAGCAAGCAATGTTGATGCTTCAAAGTCATATCCAAGAACATTTTGCTATGCTGTATAGGCAACAAGTTGAAACATTAATAGGACAACCGTTACCTCTAGAGGATGAACAAGTTCCTCCAGAACTTGAGAACCGTATAGCTCAGGCGGCTGCTCAGGCAACTCAACAGATCAGTGCTCAAGCTCAACAGTTTGCTCAACAACAGGGAGAGGGGGGTATTGACCCACTTGTTCAAATCAGGTTAAAAGAACTTGAACTTAAAGAACGCGACATACAGCGTAAGGAAGCAGAATCTCAATCGAGATTAGCTTTTGATGTACAAAAAGAACAAGTAAGAACAGCTTTAGATGAAGCTAAACTTAACCAAGATTCTGCCCAAGCTGCTGAGCGTATAAGAGTTCAGAGAGAAAAGATGAGGGCAATGTAGTGGCTAAAAAGAAAGACCCTCGATTAGCGCGAGCAGGTGTTTCTGGTTTTAATAAACCAAAACGTACACCCAACCACCCTACGAAGTCGCATATTGTTGTGGCTAAAGAGGGTGAAAAAATTAAGACCATACGTTTTGGCCAACAAGGAAAAAAAGTTGGGGCATTAAGTGGTACTGCAGGAAAGCCTAAAAAAGGAGAGTCTGCAAGAATGAAAGCAAAACGTAAATCTTTCAAGGCACGGCATGGCAGGAATATTGCTAAAGGCAAGATGTCTGCCGCATTTTGGGCTGATAAGGTGAAATGGTGATGACTCGTAAATTTGCTAAAGTAAAAAAGACCAAAAGAGGAGTAGCTCAAAAATATATACGTGGTGCAAAAAACCCCAAGGCTCAAGAAGCAGAAATAAAAAGAACTGCGGAAAAATATCGTAAAGGAAAATTGACTAAAGCTGAGATGGAACGAATAGCTAAAAAGAGATCTAAAAATGTCACGAAAAGCTACAAAAAAGCCAGCCAAAAAAAGCGCGGCTAAGAAAAAGTCAGGCGGTGGTTTAGAGGCGGCTATATCCAAGTATAGTAAGTCATCTGGAATATCGCCATCAACACTTCGTAAGGTTGCTAAAAGAGGCATGGGAGCATATTATTCATCGGGATCACGTCCTGGACAAACCCCAGTTTCTTGGGCTATCGGGCGTGTGAGATCTTTTGCCACTGGAAAAGGTGGTGCAAGGAAAGCTGACGCGGATTTAATTAGAGGAAAAAAACCAAAGAAGAAAAAGACATGATACAAGCACTTTTACCCTCTTTGCTCCCTGCGGTAACAAATATTGTGGGACGTTTTTTACCAGAAGATAAAGAAGCGAGAGCAAAGGCTGAAAGAGAAATAAAAGCACAACTAACCACGCATCTAGCTAAAATAGATATTGCGCAGTTAGAGATAAATAAACAAGAGGCGGCTCACCGCAGTATATTTGTAGCAGGATGGAGGCCGTTTATAGGTTGGACTTGTGGCATAGCATTAGCATACACTTATGTGTTACAACCTATATTAGTTTTTGGATTAGCACAGGGTGGTTATTTAGTAGACCTACCTAAGATGGAACTTGGTGAAATGATGCCTGTGCTTATGGGAATGTTAGGATTAGGTGGTCTTCGCACATTTGAAAAATTTAAAGGAGTTTCTAAATGAAAACAGCAACAAGTAAGAACGGCATAACTGAAGTTCTTTCAACACCTATTGTCTATCAGACTAAAAAGTTTAAAGCGGATGGTATGACCGTTCTTGCCCCCGAACCGATGGAAGTTGGTCCAGAAGTGAACGCAAAAACTTTTTCGCCAGAGCATAAAGGTGGCGGTAAAAAACGATCAAGGGGAGCAGGTGTGGCTACCCAAGGATTGACTTTTCGGGGCGTTCGTTAATGGATGGCGTTTGGGTTTGCACTAAACTTTGTAAGATCATTAGAGAAAGAGAACTTCAAATAGAAAGTGTACTAATGAATAATGAACTCCAAGATATGGCACAATACCGATCTTTGATGGGAGAGGTAACTGCTCTTGGAATAATGCATCAAGAAATACAGGATTTATTAAAGAAAGGAATGACAGATGACGACGAAGGGACTATTGTTGCCGGAACGTTTGGCCAACAGACCTAAGAAAGAAGAAACTGAAACTGCTAAATTACCTACTCCTACTGGTTGGCGTATCTTAATTATGCCATTTACGCCACCTAAAGTTACGAAGGGTGGTGTAGAAATACCTGATGAAGTTCACGAAAGAGAGCGATTAGCCATTAATGTCGGTCTTGTTATGGAAGTAGGTCCACTGGCTTACAAAGACGCCAGTAAATTTGGTGACTCTCCTCAACCTTGGTGCAAGAAAAAAGACTGGGTGCTATTTGGTAAGTACGCTGGTTCTCGCTTCAAAATAGATGGGGGAGAACTAAGGTTATTGAACGACGATGAGATTCTTGCTGTTGTTGAGGATCCTTCGCATTTAGTGCATAGTTAGTGCTTTACTTTTATTGCGCTAATGATTAAGTTAACACATCATGGAGAAAAAGGCCATGCCTGAACAAAATATTAACACGGAAGAGATGGTAGAACTTGAAACTGATGAGTCGGTTGAAGTTGATCTTAACTCAAGTGAAGATAACTCTGAGCAACTTGCTGAGGTCAATGAAGGAGAGTCTTCTGAAATTACGGAAGAGCCTTCTGAAGAAGAATTAGAATCATATAGTGCATCAGTACGAAAGCGTATTGATAAACTAACCGCCAAACGTCGAGAGGCTGAACGTCGAGAGCAAGCTGCACTAGACTATGCTAAAAGCGTCAAAGCCCAGAATGACCACCTTTCAAAAAGTGCTGAACAAATAACGCAAAAGTACAGTGAAGAATATGCTGGTCGAGTAGACACTAACTTAGAATCTGCTAAAAAGCGTTATATTCAAGCGTACGAAAATGGAGATCCTGACGAGTTAGTTGCGGCAACTACTGAATTGTCTAGATTATCAGTGGAAAATGCTGCACTTAAAAATGAGATTCCTGCTCTTGGGACACAACAACCTGCGTTACAACAACCAACACCAGCAACTACTCCAGCCCCTGATCCTAAATCACAAGCGTGGGCACAACGGAATACTTGGTTTGGTGTTGATGAGCCGATGACATATACGGCATTTTCTATACATAAAAACCTTGTAGAACAAGGTTTTGACACAAATTCTGATGCTTACTATCAAGAGATTGATCGTAGGATCCGAAGTGAGTTTCCTCATAAATTTGAGCAAACTAACGCACAGCCAACAAACGGAACCCGCGCTCCCGTCCAGAGAGTGGCTTCTGCCAACCGAGCTGCTAAATCTACTGGACGCGAGACAATTAAACTCACACCTAGCGAAGTCGCTATTGCGAGAAAACTTGGTGTGCCTCTTGAAGAATACGCGAGACAAGTAAAGGAATTACAAGCCAATGCCTGAAAATAATCAAGTTAATCGATCACCTCGCGCCACCACTACACGCGAAAAATCTAAACGACCAACAGAATGGAAACCACCTTCACTATTGGATGCTCCTCCCGCACCTGATGGTTACATACACAGATGGATACGAGCTGAAATGTTAGGACAAGACGATAAGCCTAATATGACAAAACGCATCCGTGAAGGATATGAGCCAGTGCGTGGGGATGAATATCCTGATTTTGAGGTAGCCACTATTTCTGAAGGAAAGTATAAAGGTGTTATTGGTGTGGGTGGTTTAATTTTAGCTCGACTACCAGTAGAAGTCGCAGAGTCACGCAAGAAATATTTTGCGCACAAAACTAACCAGCAGATGTCTGCTGTTGATAACGACTTAATGCGTGAAGAAAATCCTACGATGCCTCTTTATAAAGAAAGAAGTAGTAGGGTTTCCTTTGGCGGTTCAACCTCAAGAGAGTAGTAAATCTACTCAGGAGAATAATCATGGCAAATATTAATGGAGCCTTTGGTCTTCGTCCCATAGCCAAAATGGGTCAGAACACCAACTCCATGGGTGTTTCGGGTTATACTTCTTACGAAATAGCCAGTGATAACAGCACAGCTATCTACCAAGGCTCTCCAGTGATCCCCCTTTCCACAGGGTTTATTTCACTTGTAGGAGCTGCAGCAGGTGGTACTGTTGGTTTACTAGGTTCTTTCCAAGGATGTAACTACGTTTCAAGCACCACGGGAAAACCCACATGGAGCAATTATTGGCCTGGATCAGGAGCGGATAGTAACCACCCTGTAAAGGCTTTCGTAGCAGATGATCCTATGCAACTTTTTGTAATAGCAACAGATGCTTCTCTTACTAACGAAGCTGGTGCAAGAGCAGCAGTTTTTGCTAACGCTAACTTTGCAAGTGGCACAAGTGGTAGCACAACCACTGGAATGTCTTCGGCAACTTTGGGTGTCAGTACAATCAATACTACTAATACTTTAAACCTGCGAATCATGGGTTGGCAGGATGATGCTTCAAATGAAGATTTTGCGGCAGCTGGTATTGGTGTTATTGTTCGTTTAAACAACCACTTCAACAGCCCGAATGGTGCTATTGCTGGTGGTACTGTTTCAACAACTGGCGTTTAGGAGGATTGAGAAATGGCTATTTCACGAGCACAACTCGTTAAAGAACTTGAGCCTGGACTCAATGCCCTATTTGGTCTTGAGTATGCTAGGTACGAAAATGAGCATGCAGAAATTTTTACGACAGAAACTTCAGATCGTGCGTTTGAAGAAGAAGTAATGCTTTCTGGTTTTGGCTCAGCACCAACTAAAAGTGAAGGCGGTGCAGTTAATTTTGATACTGCGGCTGAAGTTTATACAGCTCGGTACACAAATGAAACTGTGGCATTAGCTTTTGCTCTAACGGAAGAAGCGATAGAAGATAATCTCTACGATCGACTCTCTTCTCGATACACTAGAGCGTTAGCTAGATCTATGGCTCACACAAAACAAGTTAAGGCGGCATCCGTTCTTAATAATGGTTTTGACAGCACCTTTGCAGGTGGTGATGGTGTAGAACTGTTCTCAACGGTACATCCGTTACAGAATGGTAGCACTTTCCGTAATGAGCCAGCGACCGCTTCTGACCTTAATGAAACTTCTCTTGAGAATGCGTTAATTGACATTTCTGACTTTGTCGATGAGCGTGGACTTAATGTTGCACTTCGTGCAATGAAGTTAATTGTTCCTTCAAATTTACAGTTTGTAGCGGACAGGCTTCTTGAGTCGGATCTTCGTACAGGAACATCAGACAACGATGTTAATGCTATCCGTAACATGGGAATGATTCCACAGGGTTATACTGTGAACCATTTCTTAACAGATACTGATGCATGGTTTCTTATAACTGATGCTCCGAATGGTCTAAAACATTTCCAGAGAACGCCAATAAGAACAGCTATGGAAGGAGATTTTGATACTGGTAACGTGCGATATAAAGCTCGTGAACGGTACAGCTTTGGTTTCTCCGACCCTCGCGGTGCTTATGGTTCTCCTGGAGCCTAAATAAGTGGGAGGGGGCAACCCCTCCTTTTTTTCTGGGGTTTACTTCTCTAGAGACTGACCCAGCAGACTCTTACAAGACTCTAGAGGAAATCCTTTGTAAGGAGGTAAGATTATGGGAACTTCTCGTTTTTCTGGACCAGTCATGTATAGTGGCCACACTGGCAATAACACTAAAGGTGGCACTTGGTTTCAAAATTTACCAATAGGCGTTAATCCTGACTATGTCACCTATATGGATGACTTCACTGGTGTGGATATTGATGATACGGATGATTGGACAAAACAAGTTCTTAATAGTGGCACACTAACTCTTTTAGCTGATCATGTTAATGGTTGGGCTAAATCTACTGGTGATGGTTCTACCGATAACTCTGGTGGGGCTATACAGGGAAATGAAATTTTTATGGCACAAGCTAATAAAAATATCTTTTTTGAGGCAAGTGTTGCGGTATCCGATGCAGATGACATGGACATGTTTGTTGGATTAGCCGAGAATGGCACGTTCGCGACTGGTGTACCTTTTACTGCTAATAATCAGATAGGTTTCTTATTGACAGAGGGAGATGCTTCGATATTCGCTAACTGTGATAGTGGTGGAACTGAAACTAAAACTGACACTGGTGTAGACTTTGCTGATGGTGCAGAGTCAGGAGCTACTATCACTAATACTCGTCAACTTGGGTTTATTGTTAAAGGCACAGGTCAAGTAGAGTTTTATGTGGATAGAGCATTAGTTACAACCACCACAGCAAATATACCGACTTCAGCACTGACTCCTTGGTTTTGTGCGATGTCTGGCACAACCACAGCAGATGCTTCTTGGTGTGATTACATTCAAGTTGTTGCACAAAGAACTACAGATGGCATGACACAATTTAACAGCATGCCGTAAGGAGTAGGCAGTAATGACTGAGAAAAAACGTGCTCGCACTAAAGGTGGAAAATTTGTAGCGGATGACCCAAGCACCCCAGAAAACGAGGCTTGGGTACGCCCTTCTACAAAAAAAGCAGGAAAGTTTTCATACGGCATCAATGCTAAAAAAGACTTTCCTTCTCCAGGAACACCAAAGTATAAAATGATGGTGCTTTCTGGTGAAATCAAGGAGTAGATCATGGCCGATGCAGTTTCAACGACAGTCGTACAGGACGGAAGTAGATTCTATGTTGCACAGTTCACTAACACCAGTGATGGTTCAGGTGAATCGGCTGTAACTAAAATTGATGTTTCAGCACTAGCTGCCAACAATAAAGGGGAGGCTTGCACTGGAGTTCGTATCAATAAGATATGGTGGCGAACTGTAGGCATGTCTGTTCGAGTCTTGTACGATGCTACTTCTGATGTTGCAGCTTGGGATTGTAAGATAGATGATACAGGCTACATCAGTTTTGAAAGTTTTGATGGTCTTCCTAATTATGCAGGTTCTGGTAAAACTGGGGATATCCAGTTTACCACAACAGGCCATAGTAGTGGAGATATCTATGTTATAGTTATTGAGTGTATAAAAGAGTTTAAGAACTGATTATGAGTAAAAGTACTAGACTTCCTATGAACTCTAAAAGTAAAAGATACGCATCTAGATATGCGCAGGGTGGTTTAAACATAAAGGGTACTGTAATTTCAGCGACTACAAAATCTGTTAAACCCTCTAAAATTAAAATTGCTGCAACAGGAGATAAATTCAACACGTATAAAACTCGGATAACATAAAATGGCGACATCAGGCTCTTCAGATTTTAATCTAAATGCCGCAGAGATTATAGAAGAAGCATTTGAAAGATGCGGTCTCGAACTTCGAACAGGATATGATGCGAAAACAGCGAGACGTTCTTTAAATCTTTTGTTTGCAGATTGGGCTAATTTAGGTGTTCATTTTTGGAAAGTCGAGCAAGTCACACAAAATCTTGCTCGACTTTCCTCGTCTTCCGCTATAGTCACCTATCCCGCTGGGACTATAACTGCTACAGTGGGGTCTTCTAGTAGTTTGAGTATCGGTGAGACTATAACTGGTGGCACTAGTGGCACTACAGCATCTATCATAACAAAACCAACTTCAACAACTGTAACTATAACTGTACCCTCTGGCTCTTTTACTGCAGGAGAGACGATCACAGGTTCTTCAAGTTCAGCTAGCACAACTATTTCTGCCAACCCCAGTTTAATAGATGTACAATCAACGATTGATGTACTAACCGCAGTTATTCGCAGAAATGGCACCGATCAGCAGATTACATCGATAGGTCAAGCAGAATATCTCCACATCCCTACAAAAACAACTCAAGGTAGAGCCAGTCAATATTTTTTCAATAGACAAATCACACCAACTATAACTATTTGGCAAGCTCCCGAGAACTCAACTGACCTACTCATCTATGATAGGTTCATCCGTATACAAGATGTTGATGATTCTGTTAACACAGCGGATATTCCCTTCAGGTTTTTAAATTGTTTAGTTTCAGGACTAGCCTATCAGATAGGATTGAAACGTGCACCTCAAATGGTTCCAATGTTGAAAGCGGTGTATGATGAAAATTTATTTAATGCCCTTTTAGAAGATAGGGAAAAAGTTTCATTCAGCATAACTCCTGCCGCTTCTTATTTGAAAGTGACTTGATGGCATACTCAGCAGGAAAATATTCAAAATTTATTTCAGACAGAAGTGGTGCTGCTTTCCCATACCAAGAAATGATGATTGAGTGGAACGGTTCTCGTGTACACCGTTCGGAGTTTGAAGAAAAACAACCTCAATTAACACCAACTAGACATATCGCTGATGCAGAAGCTCTTAGGTTTGCTTCGACTCCTAGGACTGAACCAGAAGTAGAGGTTTTGTTAAAACTCAACCCCTTTAGATCTTCAGATGCAGGATCAGCCATCATAAATGTCACGGAGGCAGGACATGGAAGGACTACTGGTGATACCGTTCGTTTTAGAAACACTGCTCCTTTTGATGGCTTTACAACAAGCACGATAGAGCAAGCTGTTGGTTACACTATAACAGTGGTTTCTGATAGCACATATACTTTTTCTGCGGCATCTGGCACAGCCGCTGTAGGGAACACATTTGGGGGTGGGTCAGTAGTTTCTGCTGGACCTGTGACGGTGGACGCTTAACATGGCATATACATTTACAACTTTAAAAACTGCTATTCAAGATTTCTGCGAGAACACAGAAACAACTTTTGTTAATAATCTTTCTAGATTTATTTTAAATGCTGAGGAAAGAATCTTAAAAGAAGTTGAGTTAGATGACTTTCGTAGGAATGTTTCAGGAACGGCCACACAATCATCAAAATATTTAACTAAACCAGATGATTTCTTAGCACCCTTTTCATTAAGTGTTGTAAATAATTCAGAAAATGAGTTTTTACTCTATAAGCATGTGACTTTTTTACAGGACTTCACGCCCAATCCAGCTACGACAGGAACACCTCAATACTATGCCGATTGGGATTCTACAACATTTTTATTAGCTCCAACACCAGATGCAAACTATACAGTAGAGTTGCATTATTTTTATAGACCTACGTCAATAACAACTTCAGCGGATGGAACAAGTTGGCTAGGAACAAATGCTGAGCTGGCTTTATTATATGGTAGCTTAGTAGAAGCGTACACTTTTATGAAGGGAGAAGCCGAACTATTGAATCTCTATAATCAGAGATATATTGAGGCTCTTCAAACTTTGAAGAATCTGGGCGAGGGTAAAAATACAAGTGATCAGTATAGATATGATAATATTAGAAAGCAACCTCAATGAGTAAAGATCTTTTGCATGTAGCTATAGTAGGTTTAGGAAACACACAGGGGTCGTTTACCTCAGCTGTTGCTAATGGTAAACATTTTGATGAAATCTGGGCTATTAATTCAATGATGGTTCCCATAAAACATGATATTGTATTTATGATGGATCCCGCCTCTCGTTTTTTAGACACAGAAAATGCAGGATTGCAAACAGAGGCTATGAGAAAAGAACTGTCTAATCATCCAGGTCCAATATACACTTGTGAACTTGATAAAAGAGTTCCTGGAGCTGTTCTTTATCCTTTAAAGGAAGTTGTTGAGCATACAGGACTTTGCTATTTTAATAATACAGTTCCCTACGCTATAGCTTTTGCAATATATGCTAAAGTGACTCACCTTTATCTTTACGGTATTGATTATTCCTACAGTTCTAATATACACATGGCAGAAGCAGGACGAGCGTGCACTGAATTTTGGCTCTCAACAGCTATTTCTCGTGGGTTAAAAATTGAAGTTGCTCAGGGATCAACCCTTTTAGATACTAATGTTCCTGATGAGGAAAAATTGTACGGATACCATAGATTGAAAGATCCTCTAGTTTTGTCTTCAGAAAAAGGCTCACTATCAGTGGCTAAAAAATCAAAGGTTGCTCTACCAGAACCTTTAGATAGCCCAGTTCTTTATGGAAGGCATGACAGTATTGTCTCTTTAAAGGAGGCATCGAATGTTTGACATAGATGTTACAACGAATATTGGTTCGGCTATGGTCTACACATCAGAGGAAAAAGGCCATTCTATTGAGACAATAGCTGAAATGGCAGTCAATAAAATCCTGACTATTTCTGATAGTGCTCCTCAGCCTATTAGGGATCAAGCAAAAGTCTTTAAAAAAGATTTAGAAACAGTTATAGTTCACTACATGAAAAAAGCAGTGACTGAAGATAGGGCTACTGTTTCCGCAATGTTAAAAAAGACTGGTTACTCGGAATTAGCAGAGCATTTAAGGAGATTATAAATGGCTATAACGACAGCAATGTGTACTTCGTTTAAAAAAGAGCTACTTGAAGCAGTGCACAATTTTAAAAATAGTGGAGGGGATACTTTTAAATTAGCTCTTTACGCTATTTCAAGCGGAGGCAAGTCCTCTACAACAGCTACTTTGGGTGCGGCCTCTACAGCTTTCACCACTACTGGAGAAGTTGCGTCTAGTGGTACTTACGCTACAGGAGGGGGGAGTCTAACTAGGGTTGATCCTTCAAGTAGCGGAACAACTGGGTTCACTGATTTTGCTGATATAAGTTTCACGACAGCGACAATCACTGCTCGTGGAGCGTTAATCTATAATAGCACTGACTCAAACAAAGCGGTTTGTGCACTAGATTTTGGTGGGAATAAAACAAGCACTGCAGGCACATTCACAATAGCTTTCCCTGCTGCTGATGCTAGTAACGCAATAATTAGGATAGCGTAGGAGACAATAAATTGTCTAGTATAACTGGTTGGAACAGAGGTAGCTGGAACGAGGGGGCGTGGAACTCACCTATTCCTGTGTCTTTGACAGGTGTCTCTGCAACTGGTGGTATTGGTGCATTAACAATCATAGGCAACTGCTCGGTTTCAATTACTGGCGTTCAAGGTACTGCTAATCTGGGTTCGGCCACAGCATCTGGGAATGCTGATGTCACCGTATTGGGTGTTTCTGCAACCGCTAATCTGGGTTCGGCCACAGTCACGGGAACTGGGCAGGCTACTCCAACTGGTGTTGCCGCTACAACTGCCCTTGGTTCTGTGAGTATAGAAGCTGGCTCAAACACTACAACCACAGGTGTTTCAGGTGCAACTTCAGTAGGGGCTGTTACTATCGCTATAAGTGATAGTGTCACAGCCACAGGTGTTTCAGGTGCAACTTCAGTAGGGTCGGTGACCGTATCTGGTGCTTCAAGCACCATAATGACAGGTGTTTCAGGTGCAACTTCAGTAGGGTCGGTGACTGTTACTCCCCAAATAATAGTTTCGGTTTCAGGGGTTGGCTCTATAGGATCAATAGGGTCAGTAGAGGTACTTCAAGATGTTTCTGTTTCTGTGACAGGTGTTTCAGGTACAGGAGAACTAGGAGTGCTTCATATTTGGAGTATTATAGATGACTCTCAGATCCCGAACTGGTCTACTATTGATGATTCACAATCAATAACTTGGTCTACTATTAATGATTCACAAAACCCAGATTGGACAGATATCGCAGCATAGGAAAAAATTATGGCTTCTTCGTATACAACAAACTATGGTATTGAGAAAATAGGTTCAGGAGAACAAGCGGGGGCTTGGGGAACTACTACGAACCACAATCTTGATATTATGGATAGAATAGCTTCGTTTAAATCTGTAGCCCTTTCAGGCACTACACACACATTAACAGTTAGGGAGGCTTCGCCAGGATCTGGGACAGAAAATCTTCAAGATGGAATGTTCCGCGTCATAAAATTTACTGGTGCGCTGGGAGCGAATAATACAGTGACTATTGCTCCTAACACAACAACTGCTTACTTTATTTTTATTAACGCAACCACTGATTCAGGTTCAAGTGGACCTTACTCAGTTGTTCTTACACAGGGTTCTGGTGCAAATATAACCATACCAAATGGCGACACTAAAGTAGTTTTCTGTGATGGCGCAGGATCTGGGGCGGCTGTTGTTGACGCTTTTGCATCTTTATCTGTTGTTGATCTTAAAGTCCAAGATGATTTGACTGTGACTGACGATGCCTCAGTTGGGGGAGATTTGGCAGTTACAGGTGGTTTAGATGTCAGCGGAACAATCAAACTTGATGGTAACTACCCAACAGGTACATCAAATGTAGCGTTAGGAGATACCGCACTAGATTCTGTTCAAGCGGGTGGTACGCATAATACAGCGATTGGTGCAA